GGAAGAATTGAACGATACTTGGGTATTACATTCCCCTACAAGCACTATGGGTGTTCTAACTAAAACTGATTATCCAGTAATCCTTTCCGAAAGTCTAATGCCGTTTTGGTCTGCTGTAGCACCGTTATTAGTCAAAGGATACTTACAGAAAGCAACAGAAGTGGATATGCCTAAGAAACCGTCTAAGGAAGATATGGAAGAAGGTAGTGCTGGTATTCTTGAAGAGGATGACGATGAAAGATTGTTAAAACCTAATGAAACAAAGAAGGCGTTGGAAGTTATAACACGGGCACTGGACAGAATATCCAAAGAGAAAATGACTTGGACTGGGCCTAAAGGATTGGGTATTGATGTAGGCACACCCCAAGAATCACCTCGTGGCCCTACACAACTTCGTGACGAGTCCACCCTTCCCGATTTTGACGGTGAAAAGAAGATTACTGATGAAACAAAAGAGAAGAAAAAGGAGCGACTGAATCATATTCAAGTACAAACTGACGAAGGTGAGAATTTGTCTATAGACTACGACAATGACCAGCCTTTGTTGTCTCGTTCTTAACGAGCAGTATAAATACCATAAGAGTCAGTCGGAAGGTTAATGCTATCTATTCAGCGACCCAGTGACGGTATCACTCTTCTCAAGAGTGGTAACGACTTGGTAGTTGCTGGCTATGCATCGGTTGAACTTGTTGATAAACAAGGTGACCTTATTACTCGTGGTGCTTTGAGTGACGCTTTTGACGGCTTCATGAAAGGCGATAAATACCGAAATGTGCAACTGGCGCACTCCAACATACAAGTTGGAGAAGTGATTGACAGTTACATAGATTCTAACGGACGAATGTGGAAATCCGAATGTGATGACACAGGAATGTTCGTTGTAGTACAACTCCGCAATGATATAGAGAAGGCTCGTGAAGTAGCCGCCGAAATCCGCAAGGGCAACCTTCGTGGATTCAGTATTGGAGGACAAGCGTTCAAGCGAGTCCGTAAATCCGATATGGAAAAAGGTGACTACCAAGAGATTTCAAAAATGGAGTTGCATGAGGTAACGATTTGTGAAAAGGGAATTAACCCCGAAGCACAATTCCGAATTTTGAAGGAGGACACCACTATGACAAACGAAAACAGTGATTTGACAGGAATTATGTCACGCCTTGAAGCCCGATTGGACGCTATGGAAAAAGGGGAACTACCTCCTGCTCTCAAAGAGTCTATGAAAGACAGCAAGGCTGATGAAGAAAAGAAACCCGATGAAGAAAAAGGTGACGATATGAAAGAAGAAAAGAAAGAGAACCCCTTTGCAAAGGGAGAATACAGCGATGTTATCTCATCGGAATACTTGAATTGGATGGAAAACACCCTCAAGTCTGCTGGTGTAGATACCTTCGCCGCTCGTGACCACTTTGACGCTCTTGAAAAGGCGCAACTTGGTGGCTTTGATAACCCCGACGCAGTTGACGGTGCTGACTACTTTGGTGGTCAAGTCCGTGGCCGTGGACAAGAAAACGGTACCCCTTCAACAAACGCTATTAGCGCAATTACCGCCTCCGGTGGTAAAACTCCTGCTGGTGCAATGGGGCCGGCTTCCTTGTCAAAAGGATACCTTAACCATGAAAATGTGAGTGATGTTGATATTGAAGCCGCTTACGAAGTTTACAAAGCCGCCGCTTCGGAACAATCTTTCCGAAACGACCTTGAAGGACATTTCGCTTCCCGTTTCAATAAAGAAATGGAAGTTGCAAAATCACAGGCTGAAAAAGCCGCCTTTGACGCACGAGAGCCACTTTCGGAAATCGTGAAGTCCATTGAGCAACTTTCGGAGCGCATTGACAACATTGGTACTGGAACTACTTCCACTATCCAAAAGTCAGTCTCCACCGTTGATGTCCCTTCCACGCAAGACCTCGCCAACATGGGTTGGGATGAGGTTCACTCGCTTGCACAGCGAACCTTGCGAGGGGCTTGAAAATAAAAAAGAAATGAGGTGAATTATTATGGCACGAGATTATATTAGAAACATTACAGACATGGAACGATACTACTATGGCGCAGGAAACGCTATGGGTTACTCCTACTCCGGTAGCGAGTTGCTCAAGGCTGATGCACCTATGCTATCAACCACTGCTGGTACATACCAAGCAATCTACGGACGCAAAGTTTGGAGTCAGTTGAACCAAGAGTTCAACGCCTTCTCCATTCTACCAAAGCGACCGTGGGAACGCAGTGGATGGCGAGTTATCACTGAGCGTCCTTCTTTCGCAGTCGGCGGCGGTGTTGCAGAAAACGCAACTCTCCCCGACACCACCAAGCCTACCTTCCAACACATTGCCGCAAAGCCAAAGACGATTGTTCACACATTCGACATGAGCGAAACCGCAATGTTCCTTGCTGACAAGGATGACGGACTGGGTGACATTCGCTCAATCCTCAAAGAAGAAATGGGTAAGCACCACGCCGAGCATATCAATAAAATGTTGCTCGTTGACAAGGCTACCGTTGCTGGAAACGATTTCGAGTCTCTTGACCGTATCGCTACTGGCCTCGTTGCTGGTTCAGCAGAAGACATCTACTCGATTGACCGAAGTGAAAACTCTTGGTCTGTTGCAGAAGAAGACTCCAACGGTGGTACTGACAGAACTCTTTCTCTCGACCACTTGGACAGTATTTTCCAAAAGTGTTGGACTCGTGGAGGTAATCCAAAGGTTATCCTCACTGGATATGACACTTTGATGCGCCTTCAACAACTTCTACAATCGCAACAGCGTTTCATGGAAGAAAAGCGTATCACCCCTACCTACAATGGTGTTAAGGGTGTACCGGGAATTGAAGCAGGATTTATCGTTGCTACTTACAACGGTGTTCCTATCATCCCATCTAAGGATGTTCAAGCAGACACATTGAGCCGTATGTATTTCCTCGACACGGATTACCTCTACTTCTCTACTGCTATCCCAACGCAATACTTTGAGTCCGGTATCGAAACCGGCGACCCATTCGCAATCAACCGTCTTGGACAAGAAGGAATGTATCGAACTATGGGAGAACTATGGACTACTTTCTTCGGAGGACACGCTTCAATTCGTGACCTAAAGTGATGGTGATTGAGAAAAAAATAATGGAGATGAAATATTATGGCAACACAAACAGAAGTACACAAAGGCATGACAATCAGTTACGAAACTGGTGACTTTACTGACGGCACAGTTGATGTCCTCTTGGACCTTGACTTGCGAACAGGAACACCAAATAGTGAAACAGGTTGGTTGGATGGTAACTCCGGTGGTTCTTACCCCGGTAATCTTACAGGTTTCAAAGCAAGTAACGCTGACGGCAATGCCGCTGGTAGTATGCGCTTGATTACTGTTGCATTCACACTCGCTGATGCGGCTGAACAAACAATGGTTTTCACCGCTGGTGTTTCAAAAATTATTGGAATCCTCGGAACTACTTGTGCAGTAGCAGATAAGACACTATCCGCTACCTTTACCAATGTAGGTACTGCGGCTTTTGCTAAGACTGGTGGCGCACTTCCGGGCCTCACTCTTCACGGTGAAGCGGCTGGCGCAGGAACAGTTACAGCAATTGTACTCAATTGAGGTGGGCTAAATGCCTACTGTTACCTTTTTAGGTCCGTTCTTTGAGCGACCGATGCGACATACAATGGGTATGTGGACTCGTGGTGAAATAGTCGAAGTAAGTCAACAATGGCTTGACGAATGGCGACATACACTGCCTACTTCACTCTTTTTGATTGAAGGTGAAGAAGAAAATACCACAGACGCAGGTAATGACGGTTTACCCGACACAGGGTGGAGTCGTAAAGACATTATCACATGGTTAAGGAATAAAAATATCTCGACAGGAAGCGGTTATCTCACGAAGACAGCCGGACTTAAACTTGTAGAAGAATATTTGAATCCCGCACCCGTTGAGGAAACTTTAAGTCAAGTCGAAGACACCACAGAAACAACAGGAGATGAAGAATAATGGCCGCAAGCACAGCAACAATTGACCCCCGACCAAGCGTATTTGGAGATAGAATGATTATAACCGGTAGTTTTACTGCTGGTGACACAGGAGTTCTCGCAATTGATTTAAGTTCCCACTTTTCAAGCATTGATATGGCACATGCTAATTTTGCAGGTGACATCGCCCCAATGACAATCAATGATACAGGTGGTGCTGGCGACCAACAGGATGTCTTTATCAACCCACTTTGTAACATTGATGGAACAAATGTACGCATCGCATCCGGTTTAGTCGGACACCCTCTAATCGCCGGAACTTTCATGGCAATCGGTCGTCGCTCTTGAGGTGATGACAAATGGCTTCACTGACTAAAGTAGGCGTAAAGTGCTTTGGCCCTTTTTCACCTAAAGAAGTAAGCGCACCTGCTACATGGGCGGCGACGGTTGAAGACCTTATCCAAGCGGTTGCTGATTCAAGCAGTACGAGTTCTGTAATTGATACCGAAGTG